CCTGTATGTTGAAGTTGTTTACAGTTGACACGTTATTTTCTGCAGCTGCGACATTGCCACCAAAGAATGCTTGACCTGCTGACGCGCCGAAAGTTCCAGCTGTGGCAGACAGTGATGCGAGCGACTCGTTGAGGCTAGTGACCGTGAGCGAGCCTGTGCCTGAGATGAGTTCGTTTGTGACCTGCACACCGGCGACAGGGCCGAGGTTCAAGAGCTGTGCGAGACCGTCTTTGCCGAGACCCTTACCGACAAGTGTTTGCAAGTTCTCAGCAAACTTCTTAGCCGAGGCAATCTGTTCAGCAAACGCTGCACCGTAGCTCTTGCGATCTTGTTGCGCTTTGGTCACACCTGCTTCTGCGTTGGCAACCTCTGTGAGAGCGTCTGCGTATGCCTGAGCATCCTTTGCTGCACCTGCCTGATTGAGCGCGTCATACGCCTCTGTGCGTCGTCTGAGGGCATCTTGGTAGGCATCCTCGGAATCGGTCTGTGTCTTGACAGCATCAGAGAGCGACACGAATCCTGTGATGGCTTCCTTCTGGGAGTTGGAGAAACTGTCCATCTCCTGACGAGCAGACTTCAGACCGTCTTTGGCTGTGGTCAGTGCGCTCTTGACAAAGTCTTTGAGCTTCTTGGTGTGCTCGGCTGTGGCGTTAGCTGCAGCCTGCTGTGCTCGCTTGATTGCTTCAAGTTCTTCCTTGGTTGGTTTTAGGCCGTTCTCGTAGGCAGACATCATCTGACCTTCAAAGGCACGGAACTGGCGCGACAAGTTGCGAGTCTCGGTGACTGCTGTGCGAGCAGTACCTGCATAGCCCTTGACAGCAGAGTTCAGGAATCCAATCTGCTGAGTGGCTGGCAAAACTCGCGTGACTAGATCGAACAGTTTGTTTGTCCAGCCTGAAGTCTGACCTTCAGCACCGATTGTGGCCTGAGCAATTTTGGAGGTCGCTGTGGCGTAGTCACCTAAGACCGGGGCAAGTTTGCCACCGACAGTTTCATAGAGTTCATCGACTGCAATTTGTAGTTTCTTGAATCCACCCTCAGCCGAGTTTGCTGCAGCATCAGCTGCACCTTGGAACGTGTAGCCAAGCTCGCGCGTGATCGCGTCAAAATCTTTAGTCTTGACAGCGTTTGCATCGAGCGACACACCGAGCCGTGTGAGGGCTGTGACGTTGCCACCCTGAGCCTTGGCAAGTGCGATTGAAACTGCTTGCAAGTCTTTGCCTGTACCGGCAGAGATGTCGAGAGCAAGGTTGAGAAGAGACTGTGCTTTGGTGACATCGCCAGTAGCCCTCACCAAAGTCGATAAGGCCGGGCGAAGCTCACCGTCCGACACTGCCTTCTGAAACTGCATCGACTGGATGGTGTCCTCAATCGCTTTCACCTGAGCATTAGATGCGCCTGTCGAGTTCTGCACTGCCAAAGCAAGTTGCTTCTGTTGTGCCTCATCCTCAGCAAAAGCCTTGACAGCCTTTCCAACCTGTTGCGCCACGGCAGCTGCAGACACGCCCATACCGAGCTGTGTTTTCATCAGACCCTTGAGAGACAGGTCTGCTTTCTTTGCGCCTTTGTCGTCATACGTGGTGACGAAAGGCAGAACAATGTTTGCCATTACAGAGCCTTCCTACGGTTGAAGTCTTGAATCACATTGTTGAGGATCATGTGTGCTTGTTCTCTGAGCATTGGCATCGCTGATTCTGCACCGGGCCACATGTAACGAGATGCGCCCTTTTTACCTTTGCGCTCGCCGTCCTTGTGGGGTTTGTCTTGGTTGTCGAGGTTCTGGACGAACGCTGAGTCCGATGGGCCTGAGCCTGCGTTGTCGTAAATAGCCCCTGCAGGGTTGGCCTGATAGATGCTCATGATGGCGTACTGTTTGCGACCCATGCGTGACTTACGTGTGCCACCACCGAACTTGACTCGGATGCCACGCAGGATTGCTTCCTTGCGCCAGCGTGTAGCACCACCACGACCCTTGATAAGTTCACCCTTCAGGATGTTGGAGTCGCCACTGTTGTTGAACGGCGTGAGGTCAGGGTCAAGCCATTGGGCGTAGTCCTTGATTGTTTTGATAGTTGGCGCAGCTGCGCGACGCATGTCCTTTTGCATCTGCTTAATTAGATCAGGCTCAACCTTCTTGATGGCTTTGATGGCTGCAGCTAGGTCTCGGTTTGGGTTGATGACTTTTGCTTGCGCCATGTCTATTTCTGCCTATCTTGGATTGCTTGGCTAAGGGTTGAGATGAGCGTGACCGGCATCTCTCGGAGGTCTTGCCATGGAATCCCCTGAAGGATCAGGCTGGCAATGATTCCGTGGACACCGTCTCGCCAAAAGGGATGCGCTCCACCCTGTAGGAGACACCCTTGACTTCTGTTCGGTATTTCTCAATGTTGGACACGTGGCCTTCCTGCTTCATAGCGAGGTAGGAAAGCGTGACGAGGTATTCCATTGAGAGATTGTCGTCGATGGCTTTGATGATTGACACGGTGTGCAATCTTTCAAACTCAAGGAGACTTGCTACTGACAGAGCGACTTCATGTTCGCTTCCATCAACCAGCACGGTGGCGATGAAAAGCTCAAACATTATGCAGTCTCTGTGTACAGTCCACCTGAGAAGGTGATTGCGCCAACGGTGGCAAGGTCGCCCACAGCGCCCATGACTGGACGGTACTCAGACATGAGAGCCGAGGTCACAGTGAAGTCTGGGTTTGTTCCAGCTGCTGCAGCTGCAGAGGTAGGACGAACAACGACTGTGGTCGGAACGCCAACAAGACCCTTGAGAGTTGCATGCACCTTGGTGGCTGCGAAGTCTTGGTTGAAGTTGATTGTGACGGTGTTGTTCTGCAAGCCACCTGTGAAAGAGTGACCGTTCACTGATGATGCAGACATTGCTGTGATTTCAACTGAGTCAACAGCGTTCACAACTTCCACGCTCGTGACATAGGTCGTGAGGTCAACAGTGTTGACTTTCACTTGGATGTCTTTGTTTACATAAATAGCCATTACTCGGCCTCTGCTTCCTTGGTTGGTTTGGATGTTTTGTTTGCCTCGATGTGACCACCGAGAATGAGAGCCTCAACGGAGCATCCGATGAGTTCCTCGTCTGTGATTGTGTCGCCGGGCTTCTTGCCTGAGACATTGTCTGCGATGACTTTGTATGTTGCCATGTGTTCCTTTATGGGTAAGCCACCCACGGCACGGTCACCGTGTAGGCAGGTAGTTCTTGATTGCCGACTGTGTAAACAGTAGGCGATGCGTCTGTCGCTCCAGTTGCAAGCATCACGGTGTCCATCAGATCGAGAAGCGCAATGAGCGCGTCAAGGTTTCCGGGTGGTGGCATCATGACGTTCACAGGAAACGACAGAGAAGTCTGGTTAGTTGATGATCGAGTAATTGTCGGGGGGTCGATGATTGCTGTGAGAGGTCGTGCGTTGCGTGAGTCTGAAACGACAGCAACGCCAGCTGTGGTCAGTGCTGTTTCCAGCCTGATGCGAGCATCATTTGTTTGACCCATCAGGCAACCTGTGGACGGTTCACGCCCCACAGACGCAGGATGTCGCCCATCGCTAAGGGTGAGCCTCCAGCCTGCATCGATTCATACGACATGAACGATTCTCCACCTGCAGCTCCTCGCTGACGGTAAAGGTTTCCAGCCATCATTGTTGTTCCGAGTTTCACATCGGCACTCGGTGCAGGCGAGAAAGCGTCAGTGTATCCGGCGCTCCTTCTGCGCCTGAACGCGAGCGCGTTAGCTGCTTCCGTGCAAACAGTAACGAAGGCTGTGTCGTTGGCTGTCGCTGTTGCGATGCCAAGCCACGAGAGAACGTCTGCAGATGTGATCCATGTGCAGGCCGTCGAGGTGGTAGCTACTGTCCCGGTAGCCACCGACCTCTCAACGTCTGCGCCAGCATCAAGGAAGAGAAACTGGTTCTCTCGGATGACGCTGTAATCAAACAGTAGATCGCCTTCATCGTCTTGACCTAGGTACTCATACGGTGTGTTTGAGATGACCGTATGCGTACCGTTGAGGTCGTGACCTGCTCCAGCGATTGTGACTGAGTCCTGAACCTGAATGTCAGTGTCAACAAAGGTTTGCAAAACAACGACACCATCTAGGCGTGTGAGAAACGCAAGATTGTATGTAGCCATTGTTCTGCAGTCCTTTTAGTTCAGTCGGATCAGGTGAGCTTGACGAACTTGGTTGCGTCAATCAT